TCAATGCCAAATCTCGATTGAACGTCAGCCAAAATCAAATCGGCAGCAGTAGAGAATCTATTCCAAGTGGTTTGATCATTTTGATCAAACAAGACCGTGTCCGCCACATCTTTAATTTTCTTCTTGAGATAAATCATAAGCCTTCTTACGTTAACTCTATCAAGGGCTGAAGGTGTTGCTTGAAGGGTTTTTTGTCCAAATATGACAATTTCACCAACAGCAGGGAACCTAGCGATAGGATTAATATTTTTCTCATAAAGGTCATCTCTATCTGCTTTAGAAAGATTCTTCCAAGTTCCCACACATCGTGGGCCTTGATTTCCTCCAAGTCGTGACAAACCGCCGCGATTAAAACCAGCAGGAGCAAACCAAGGGCCACCAGAGTCAGCGTCTGAGAAAGCAAGGGCTCCAAGGGCACCAACAGAGGCGGGGGCTACAATAGTATTTCCATTTTCGTCAAGTGTATCTTTAACTCTGATTCTTGGGAAGTATGCAGCAGCATAGCTTGTATCCAGATCTCTAGTTAACGCTGTTGAAAGGACAGATGCAACGGTTCCACCAGTAGTCAATCTTGTTCCATTGTTTTCATATGATTCAAGATAGCCGTCATTCAGGTCAACAATGGCGAGAGCATCTCCTCTGCTTTCGACAGCATCGATAAGCTGATTAGATAGGCCCACATTTGTTAAGCCCGGAACACTAATAACATCGTAACGAACAACTTCTTCATCTGAGACCAAATCAATGGCTCTTTCAACTGAATAATTTGCATAGTGCGTAGATGAAGCGAAAGAGTCAAGAATATTGGAGTTTGAGAACGGATCAACTTGTTCAATGTCTAATCCATCAAAGCCGCCGAAGAAGGGCATAGCAAACTGCTTGACTTTATCGTCAAGAAGACTTTGAGACCCAGAAGCAGCCGTTTCAGAAACATTGGCTAGAGAGCCAGCATCTGTTCCATCGCCCTTTCCGTGAGACCCAGAAGCCCAAAAGAATTTTGAATCTATCTTTTGAACCTCATCCAAAGTAAATATAAATGAAGGCTCTGTGCTTGTATTATTCGATTCATGAATATCCAAACCCGCGCCCAAATAACGAATGATGTCAACATAACTCTTATCATCATATGTAGCAGAGGTATTTTTGGATGGAACTTTGTGTCTCAGACCTAACATATCACTCTTAAGCCAGTTTGCACTTGCTTTTGTATTGGCTTCTGAAAGTCTAAGTTGTGGGTAGACGAATGAAGCAGTAAGACGGGACACCGAAGCAGAAAGGAATCCGCCGAGTTGGGAACTTTTTCCGTTGGGATCCCAGCCGCCAGCGAGATTACTACCAGAACAATTTCCAATAAAATGGTGTGCATGTTGGGCATCTGATGCCGATAATATAGTTCCAAGGGGGTGCATCTCAGATGTTTTGGCAAATCCCTTTGGAGATCCGTTAGGACTAAGATAAGTAAATCCTTTAAGTTTTGCTGGGCCATGGAATCCCCATGGAATAGCATAGGTATCAGACAAGCCACCAGCAGATTTCAATGTATCTGCGAGTTCAATTCTAATATAACTTGATATATTTTCATAATCACCATACAAATCAAGCTGTTTTGTCCCAGTATTCCAAGAAGTATATTGGGTTCCAACTCTCTTGCCAACAAAGTTAGAAGACGCAATATCAAGATTTAGATTTGTATAAGTTTCAATAGCGGTGCCATCTTTGGATCTAACAACCAAAGAGAAAGATGAATTTGGACTTTTTGTGGTTCCAAATTTAAGATTTTCGATTGATGCATAAAAATTATTTTGAAACCATTCACCATCATGAAGAGATGTGATCTTAAATAACTTAGTTTGTGCAGAGGCAGTAAAGTTGCTAAGGTTTTCAGTTGGATTTGGATCTCTTGAGATAATCCAACCTGTTTTAGCTGGCTTTGCCGCAGATTGACGATCAACCCAGTGTGTAGAACCAGATATCAATGGAGCAATAAATGCATATTGATTACCAGCCGTTGTAGAATTTGTTGTAACATATCTCTTTACTGATTCTTCAAAGGTCTCTCCAAGGAAGTATTTTTTGATTTCTCCCGAAGCATAGTTGTTTGAATTAAGTCGTTGAGGGTTTGTATTAAGAACATTTCTAATATAACCGTCTGCCTGATCTGGATCGAAGTGAAAAGTCAACTCTTCAATAGGTGTTGCAGTGCCAAGTATTCCAGCATCATAAATATTCAACTTAAATGTTGCTGGTTGAGAAGCACCCGATATACTTTTAATAAAAGTTCCTGCTGAAGATGTTGTATTGGAATTATCTTCTGATCCTCCGAGAATAATACCGTCCAATGTGGCTACTGCGCCAGTCGTATAAAGAATAGCCGCCAATGTACCTGTAACATTGGTTGCAGTAGCGGCACCAGATGGAGCAACAAAAAGACCATAAGCAATTTTACAAGAGGCCGCTGTGGAAGATGCTGCACCACCGCCGAGGTTCCAACCGGCTTTAACATATCCAGATGCTTGATCTGGGGAGTCGCTTCCCAGCAATCGAACAAAAGTCACCGGGGAACTGTTTGATGCCAGCCAAGCTTGGGCAGCATAGGCTGCATATGTTGGAACACTGCGGTTTCCATCGCGCCACACATCAGCATCAGATGTTCCAACTCCAGCTTGTGGCTTTCCAAATACGGAAATGAAGCTATTCAAATCTCTAACCTTAATAGGTTGCATTGCGGGGCCTGATTTGGCTTGGCCAATCAATAGTAGGCCGTCTTCTTCTACTGGGCGGGCGATTTGACTTTGGTCAACTTCTGTAATTTCCACACCGGGGGAAATAAAATCAAAAATTCTAGGCATTAAAAAGTTCTCCTTTAAATTAATATCTCACAGTAAATAGTATTGTTTTAACGGAAAAACCTATTCTGTATAATCGTTATTCTTATCTTTCCAAGGCACTTTGTCTCCGACAATTACTCTCTCGTTCGTTATTACGGCGCGGACAGCATTTTCTCTTATTGTAACCTTGGGTCGTTCATTGTTATTACCGTCGCCAATTAAGTATCCAAGAACCTTTATTTGTATAGCGGTCTCAAACATTCTTTCTTCTTCAGCCATATCTTTAATATTTTTTGTTTCTGCAAAATCTGGCTGTATAAATGATTCGTACTTATAATTATTTCTTTCAAAAAAGAAGCTATTAATGTTTCCTGTCCTTGAAATAAAAGGGGTGACAAGATCATTCATTTGTTGTTGGTATTCCGTTCTCAAAAGAATATTATACATAACTGTGATATAACTTGGAACGGGAATTGTTATTTGTTGGTATAATATCTTTTTACCGGCGGGTTTGTCGGAAGAATAGCGACCAGTTGTTCTCGCATTATTGATTGCTTGAGAGACCAAAGTTCCTTTAAAATCTCTATGTTTTTTCTGATTGATTCTTCTATGAATTGTGACTGTTCCACCCTTATAATCATTTTCTTGGTAATAATGGGCTTGGAAAGCTCCCTTGAAGGAGGGATCTTTAGAAACAGATTCTCTATTCACAGCAATAATCGGCAATTTTAATCGATTATCAGAGTTCCTCAACTCTTTATTGTTTTTCAATTGATATGCTCTCTCTGTTCCTAGCCATATAACTGGAGTTGGCTTATGTCCGTCGTTTGTTGTGGTGTGTAGGTTCAAAGTATCTTTTACCCACTCATACATTCCCATATCAATGTTTTCTAATGTTGATGGTTCAAATGTTATTTCTTCTGGATTAACTGGCATTAAATAGACCGTCCCTTGCTCTTATGCATTCAGCAGACATTTCAAACTTGTGCTCGACTTGTCCGAAAAGGTGCTTTGTATTTGATAATTTTACTATCTCATAGTATTTATCTCCATATCTAACAAAATCACCAACTCTTACTTCAAGGTCTTGATCTTCGGTTAATCGTCTTCTATGAAATTTGACCGTAATTTTGGTCATTTCATCGACTGCAATATTAGACATGTAGTTCGTTTCTTCTCCTCCATACTCAACGAGAGCATATATGCGGATTGGAGGTAAAAAAGTTTTTTCTATGGCCTCACCATAAAGTGGATGAAAGTTTGTATGATCGATATCAATCGGAAAATACAATATTTGTTGCCCAACTACTCTTTCAATGATCTCGTCATTAACTTGTTTTACTAAATCTCGTTCTTTTTCACCGAGAAACAGTGGAGGAGGGGGCTGTGGAGGCTTTGACCAATCATCTGACATTCATTTACCCCACAAAAATCTTCATTGGAACGTTTTCAACCATTTTTTGAGCGTTTTCAGACATTTCGGCATCCGTTGCAAGAAGCTTCGGATATGTCAACTCATCCAACTGTGTTTTTAACTCTTCCCTTAGAGCAGTTTGCTCTTCTTTCGCTTGACCAAGCAAATCTGAAGAGTTTAGCGTTATATTGTCTCCGGGTATTGGGATTGCCCCTCCAAATTTGCCCCTTATTTGGCCTAAAGTCTCTTTAGATAGTGCAAGACAAAATCTCCTGATCCATTGTTTACCAATAGAGTTTATACTTGTATAGGGTATATTCTCATATGGTATCGTATTCATGTTATTGACACCATTTTGGCCAGCTTCCTCATCATCGGTCCATATATCACCGTCTTCAATAGTAAATCTAAACCAAAAATGGTCTGCCATGGCTCCTTCAACGGGAGTTGGAAAAAGCTTCAACTTATTATTAATAATTTCATAAGAATAATGAGAAGTCCTTGTATATAAGTGATCTTCATAGTTTATAGCTTGAGCTTTGTTTTGCCAAGAAGGAATTATCTGATAACTGGAGTCATCTGAGTATTGACCGTAATTTTGCATGTCTCCGACAACGTTGAGACCTCCATAATAGCCATAAAATCTCCACATTTGCTTTGGAGACACATAATATACCTGATGGACCTTTATTCTTTGATTACTAATCTTTCCATTGAATGGGCTACTGGCTGTTAAGGCCGAGGATTCGACTATTGCTTGAAGATCATAATCTTGCTGTTGATTTACTGTATTGATTGAAGCAGAATAAAATTCTTTTCGACCTCCGACCATCGCTTCGGATGAATATGCATCAGCAAGGCGAAAAGCGGTTTCAAAGGAGAATTTTGGGTATTTAAGGGCTAAGTTTTGGGTGCCAGTGGTAACCTTGCCTTTATGGTCAAAACTGGCCGTAGCGGCCCCTAGGGCGGCTCCAAGGCTATTCTTTGCCTGATGTATATTTACAAGATAAGAATACTCAAGACAAGCCTCTTCATAGTTGGCATATACATTGTCTGCTTTAAGTTCGATATCGAGTATATCTCCACCTAGCTTTTTATATGTATACGCAACTTGAGCAGCGGCACCTTCAAGAAATACAGAACTTGTATATGCTGAAAGAGGCAATGCTGCGAGAACATCACCTGTGGCTCCAGTTACTGGAAGAACAACTGCACTTTTAGTTGAAGTTGGTGTAAGACTTGAAATTGGCATTCATAAAACCCCCCAATCAACAATAAATAGTTACATTTAATGTAAAGCTACTATTGATTGGTTGTAGTAGTTTTGGTCTTTCTTCTTCGTTTAGATACTTTTGGCTTGGAAGCTGTTGTTTTCTTTGTTGTTTTATTTAAATTGACCTCGCATTGGTTTGCTTTTAATTCTGCTTGTTTTTTAGCAGCGGCTTCCATTGCGGCTTTTTTATTAGCTTCGACTTGGGCTTTAAGTCTTGCGGCTTTGGCTTCTTTCTCTTGTTGTTCTTTTAACATTTGAATACGAACAGAGTTCTCTTCTTGAGCTTTGAGTTCCGTTTGTCTTACCTCTTCTTCTCTGCGTTCAATGATTTTTGCCCTTCTTAGGCGTTGTGATTTTCTAGCCATTATAACTCCTTGATAATGTTGTAATTAGGTTCAAATCTCAAAAATTGGCCGGAAATAAAATTTGCGGAATTAAAAAAAGCCCACACAATGGTGAGCTTGATTTTATTATTTTGGAGATTAGGGATTAAGCAGCAGTGATACCATCGGCAACCCGTGTTGCGCCTTCCACATACCAAAGAGTTCCATCAGTCCAGAACTCAACCCAATCACCTTGTAAAACAGTATCTACAAAGGTAACTAAATCAAACGCGGTGCCCGCAGCAGCTTGCGGAACCATCACAGGAGCAGCAGCATCGCCGTAAGACAATATATGACCTACCATTTGATTAGCAGTATCAGAGGCATGTTGTGCAATGGTCACTGAGGCGGTTTCGTTGTTGACAACAAATCTACACCACCAGCCTTTTCCAGCATTCGCCAGCAAAGGCAATACCACAGCAGTTGCGGCTGCGCCTATAGTAAAAATTGTTCCGCAATCGGCAACCTCCACAGTTTTGGCGGTGGCGGTGAGGTCTTCAACCTTTTTTCGTTGGGCGGCGTATCTTCCTAGTTTTGACATATTAATGATCTCCTTAATATCTTTTGCACTTTTCAATGTGCGATCAATAGTAAATAGTATGATGAAAAAGAAAAAACCCCCGATGAAAAAAATCATCGAGGGCATTTTTTATAGCAGTGCTATCCTAAGTTATATCAGGATGCTCCACCTTCACCAAGAAGTCCTCGGACGATAACAAGACCGTACATATCAGGACGTACCATCTTCTTGGAATAACGGGTCATGACACCCTTACGAGGTACGAAGTCCTCGGTTCCAAAGATGGTCGGTGTGACTTGGAGAGGCACATAAGGTGCATACACAAATCCACTTTCAAGGAAAGAATTTCCTTTACGACCAACGAGAATCACGTTTCTAATGAAGTAAGGATCAACGATAACGTCGAACTTACGACTCAAAGAACCAACTTTCTCGGCACCAATAACGCCTTTATCAGCATCAGCAGTGACGTTTGCGCGGAATCCAGAAGTGAATTCAAGAATGTTAGCAACTTCAGGAGAGCAAACAACAAAGTTAGCTCCACCACGAAGCGTCTTACGATGAATTTGAGCGGAAACATCATTGATGGTTTCGATCAAGGTTTCATACCATTCAGAAACCGTTCCAGTGAAGTCAGGAGCAGCAGCAGTTGCGCCCAATTCAACACCAGTTTGGCGGTTCACAAAGAGACCCGGTGAACGTGACCAGTAATAAGTACTAGCAGTTGCACCAGAGACAAGATCACTAAGAATCTCACGATCAATTTCAAGAGCAATTTGCTCAGAAAGGATCGAGGTCAACTCAACTTCAGCATCAATATTGTGATAAGCGTTCAAGTCTTGACCCAATTCTGGAGTCCACTTGGCTTTCAACTTTTTAGTTACTGCTGTAATTGCAATACTATCAACTTGAATGTTGATTTCTGGAATGGCTTCATTAGCCTCAAGACCCCAAGCGAGATCAGGAGCAATAGAGCCAATGGCAGTACTTGCTGAGAAATCATCTTTCATTGGGTAATGAATTTCGGCGGTGACAATATCATTTGTCCATGCAGATGCACCCCTAATATAAAAAGTAATGTGTTGATCTTTTGAACTTTCAACAAGATTTCCATCTGCATTAACATAGCCCGCGTGAGTCAAACGACGAATAACACGACCAGTGACATCACCTCCGCCATCGGTGAGGACGGATTTATCGGTCTCTGTAATATTCAAAGCAGTCATAGAGTCAAGATTAATCGCCGCCATGTCGTCGGTGGTCAATTTAACAATAAGAACACAAACTTTATCTGTACTTGTTGCATTCAATACATCAGGATCAAATTTAAGTTGTTTTTTCTGTGCTTCGGACAAAGCAGAGATAGCAACTGCATCTTGTGTAAGCGGTCCACCATATTCAGTACTACCAGCATCAACGAATCTTGAAGTTCCAACTGAGCCGATGGCTGTGCCATCGTGGACAGTAAGATGAAGCGAACCAGTTGGAGATGCATAACCAGTATTCAAGTCACGGTATCCACCTTTACCAACGCGATCTGAAGGTGCAAAGTTTACACCATCAACGATCTCTTTCGCCAACACGTTACCACCGTAGAGTGAATCGCCAAGTTTCCATGGATCTGAAGTGTCTCCGTCACCATAGCGATTTTCATTAAATTTGAAATCGAGGAAGAAGATGAGGCCAGATGGCAAACTCATCGGTTGAACACTAACAAGATCGTTAGCGATAAGACCGGCGAATACTCGACGGACAATTGGGAAAGCTACAGCGGCGAAACCTTCAACATCGCCACCTCCCATAGATGAAGCTTCACGAAGAAGCTCCTTTGCTTGGTTTTCCAAGAGACGAGCCATAATTGACTGATCTCGTTGTGTTTGAAGACCTTCAAGCAAACCGGTTGCTGACCATTTATTAAGAAGAGCTTCGCCTTCTTTAGCCATGTCACGGTTTACAATGCCTTCACTAAGTGTTTCAATAATAGACATTTTTGTAATACCTCCTTATAGTATATGTCTAAGAGATGCCTGCAAGTTTTTTCATTTTATCAGCAAATGAAAAACTTTCATTCATTTCTTTTTTGTTTCTCGGCAAAATACTTGATAAGTTTGATTTTCTTTGAACCGACTCACTAAGTGATTTTGGACCATTTTCTTTCGTTGATCCCACTGTAGCTTTTAGAGTTTCGCAAAGAGTTTTTGCCTCATTCAGTGTTTTTGCCTGTGCGATAGCTTCGACAATTTTATCTTTTTGTCGCTCATTCAAGGAGGTATCGCTTAAAATCTTATTAGAATAAACCAATTTTGCATTTGACAAAAGTGATTCATCCAATTTGACTTTTAATTCTTTAACAGCAGAATACAATTTTTTATTGTCTGCATTATATTTGTTAATTCTTTCTTTTAATTCTTTGACCTTTTTATTAAGTTCTTCGTTTTCTTCTTTTGATTCGGTCGATTCTTGCTTGGCAAGTTCAAGCTCCTGTTCATACTTCAGTGAGCTTTCATCTGTAGCAATCCAACCAGATTTGGTTGAGCCAGTATCGACAATCAATTCTTCTTCGATAATTTCTTCTTGGTCAATTTCATTCATTAAACTAATAATTTCTTGAAGGGCGAGTTCATCTTCTCCGCCCTCTATTCCGAGGTCGCCGAGAGCAGATTCTTCTCCGCCTTCATCTCCGCCCAATCCAAGATCAGCCATCAAATCGTCTGTTCCTGTTAATTCATCACTAGACGGGGGTGGTTCGTCTTGGGCTTGTTGTTGGAGTGATCCGAGATCAATGTTAAAATCTTCAGGATCAAACTCAAATTCGATAGACATTTCGACTGATTGATTTGGGCTTTGGTCAGCTACTGCAAACGGTGCGTCAACCGGTGTTTGAGGTGGTGCAGATGTAGCCATCGAACCTCCCAACATCTCATCTTGTTCTTGAACAATACTTTTTGTTGAGGTCTCCAGCAGTGTATCAACTGCTGCTTTGATTTCTGGTGCATATTTCTCTACGATTGCTTGCTCTGCGTTCTTTAGGGCAGCTTCACGGAGGGCAGCGGCATCAACTATGGCTTTTTCTAACATTGAAGACATTAATAACAACTCCTAATAATACTATTATCATCAATAAATAGTGTTTTATTGAGGAAAAACACTTTTAAAGTTTAGTCAAGTAATATGGAACCAGATTTGACAGTTCCGTTAGAATATTTTACCCTAACCATTAATTTATTTGAACCCTCATCAAGATGAAAAGAGTAGGAACCAGTATGTAAATTTGCGTCATTGAGAGCAGCGGTTGGAGCACCAACAACGGCGGCACCAGAACAATATAAATGTGCGTTAAATGCAGCAGGGACCATATTGAGACCTACTAAACCACCATCAGTTATATTAAATAGGTTCGATTTAGTCGGAGTGGTGATTTCAAAAAGTGATTGTCCGCCGCCGAAGTCTTTAGATGCAGACAGTTGAAATTGAGGATCACTTCCGAAAGACATCTGAACATCAGAGCCAGAAACCCTCATAGATCCACTGACCGCCAATGATTTATTAGCTGACCCTGCTGTTCCAATGGCGACAGGGCCGCCGGTGAAATAAGATGTGCCATTTGCATGAATCATGGTTTTAAGTGTTTGGTTGGCATAGCCAGCTATAAGTCCATCATCAGCAGAATCATAAATTTGGGCAACATATTTATCTTCTGTCTTATCCATTATTCTTAAATAACCTTTTACCTTGGTTAGGCCACTCGTTGGTGTAATAGTTAAATCACCAGCAGTGCTTAGATCAAAAGTGGCCGACTGTGAATCTCCCATATTTTTCAGAACAAGGTGGTTTGAACTTCCAGTAATATGTGTTGAGCCTGTCACTGAAAGTCTGGTGCCGTCAATGGCAACATTACCTCCTACAGGATCTAAAGTAATATTTCCATCAACATTAAATGTAAGATGAGCAGCAGTAGCATCGTCATCTTGTGTTGTGATTGTGGTTGCCCCATGGGTGGTGGTTTGAATCTGGAAATAATCACCATTATCGGCTGAACTTTCAATTCTAAGATCGACACCACCGTCCTCAACATCAAGCTGGATTCCGTAGTTGAGATCTCCACCTCCAGCTTCAAACCTTGCTGCTTGGGCGAGAGTGGTGCCGTTTGTTCCGGCTTGTGCATTAATAAATGCGCCATATACATAGGCACTACCAGCATTGGCAGCATGCGTAATCGTCGGCGTGAGATGTAAACCATACATGGTGTTGGCACCATCGGTAGCTGTGGTGTTATCCATATCAACTTTAATACCATAC